TAGAGTAGACTCCAACCTGCCTATGTTTATAATAGGATGTAAACTATAAACCCCCACATTGTCATATTGTAATATTACGATGGGTTAATATTGTGACATTACGATACATAATTTCGGATTAAGTATGGATGTGTACCGCTCTCCCCCTGTCTTGTTGTTCTCTCCCCCTCTCTGTTGTGGTCCTGTTCTTTATTATCTTGTGGTCCAATCCCCTGTATCAGTATCACCCTTGACATTCGGATTAAATAATACGCACAAAAAAAGGGGGATGTTATTACCCCCTGTCTTTGATTAGGTGTTTAATTACATCCCTGATAATGCGGACATACTTTGAATGATACAGTAGACTGCGATACCACCACAGATTAGGGATACAAGTCCTGTGAAGTTCTCCCCATCTTTTGTAATCTTTTCGTTCTGTTCCCTTGTCAATCCGTTCTCCATGATTTCGTTAGGGTTCAACTTCATTTTCTCTTCCATTGTTCTGATTTCGTTTTTCATATGTGTGTTTGTTTTTTTTATCTTATGTAAAGGTAATACTTATTTCTGACTTATACAAATTTATTTTTAATTATCTTTCTGTGAAGTAATCACCGAACACCATTGGAGTATTGGACTCCATTCCTTTGTAGATTCCCTCAAGACAGCAGTACTCCAATGGTGTACTGATAAAGTCAACCAACTTAACTTCATTGGTATCAAAGTCCACAATGATTTCACCTTTCTTACCTCTGACCCAGTGGACCAAATTACCAGGACCCATAGTACAAGGTTCTTCTTTGAATAACATTGATGTTCTAACAATCTGTGTGATTTGGTTAGGGGTGAATTGAATGTCTTTAATGGTTTTCATTTTGTTTTGTGTTTGTTTCATGATTCAAAATTAGGTTATATCTTTTACTTATACAAATAGAGTTATCCACATTTTTAATTACATGATGTGAATAACATACATAATCATTCCCATTATGTACACCACCCAAAATAGGTCCTTACCACCTTCGGGGTTTGGTACAACTGGTTTCCTTGTGTAAGGTCTCCTGACTGGTCTAACTCGTGTTGGTTGTTGTTTCATCTTAGTAAGTTTTGATGGTTGTGTTTTGTTCACTGTAATAAATCTGATACTCTCTTGGTTCAATAACCTCGTAGTCCTCGTTGATGTGGTTTACATTAACAAATGATGTGTAATCACTTGGAGGGAAATACATTCCTCTGATTGTCTTTCCCAAGAATCTCGCCTTAACCATTACCGATGGTGGAGATGATAATACAATCTGTTCAATCATTTCGTCAAGTTGTGTTTGTTTCATATATCAAAGGTAATACTTTTATTGATACATACAACATTGAGTTATCCACATTTTTATTTCTTTTTGTGGATAACCCCCACTTAACATAATGTTATTTATCTTACTTACTAACGCTCGCTAGTCACAGTTGACATTAAAAAATTTTTTGTAGGTCCAAAAAATTCACGAAAAAATGATATTTCTTTTTTTGATACCTGAAAAAATTCACGAAAATTTTTTTTTTGAAATTATCTTTTTTTATTTCTGCTAAGTTCAAACAACATGCTCTGTTGAAAATTTTCCAAGTCAATCACCTCAACCAATGTTTCAATTTTTTTTAAGTAAGGTTCCTTTACAAAATCTCCAGGATATTTTAGAAACAATGTAAACTCCATTGAGATAAATCCTGTACCAGTATCATTGATGGTTGTTGGGAAATCTGTTGTTAATATGAATCTCTCGTGGAATAATACCTTATCAATATTCCTTTCTACCGTATTTTCAATTGATTTAAGGAACTTTCGTATGTTCTGCCTATAGTTGGTATCAATGGAGTTGAGATAACCTCTTAAATTGAAATAAATTGATTTTGGGTTCTGTTTGTTAACTAACCCAACTTCAAGTTGAAAGTTATCAAATTCTTTTATCTTATAGGTTCTTCCTTTCTTAATCATACATTGAAAAGATAATCAATTCGGTCCAATGTATAAATAAAAAACCCTAACAAGTTGGGACTTATTAGGGTTCTTCTGTGTTTTCTCTTTGTGGGTACAATTAGAATTAACTCAAAGATAATAGTATCTTGGTATAGGTAAATATTAATAACACCCTAATCCCTTCTCAACCATAATTTTTCTATTGGTGATTTTTTCACCAGAAGTTCTCTATTAGTTCTTATTACTTTCTCTATATCTTTCTCTTTCTCTATATCTTTCTCTATATCTTTAAGGTTTTGTGGGTTAGTGTGGGTTTCATTAAAACCACTTGGGTTATATGGGTTATCTTTGGTTTTAGGTCTACCACCTAATTTACCATTCTTACGGTTGGCTTCTTTTTTCTTTTCATAATTCTCATCTTGAATTATAAAATCCCTTTCCATCCAAATCCAAATACCTTTTAACATTTCATCTTCAAAGAGTACTTCTTCATTATTTGAAAATTTCGCAATACCTTTGAAAAGAAGACCAACTTGTTCAACGGAAAGTTTATCTAACATTTCCCAATGTGATTTATAAATGATTAAATTTTTCATAACTACAAACCTACAAATTAATTTTTACATTTCCAAACTATTTATCAATTATGGGTAAACAACAAATTGAATTCAATCTCAAGAGAAGAATGTTAACAGAAACAGGATGGGTCTACTTTTGTAGAATATGTGGTGATTATTTAAACGAGGACCAATTCTATAAATCAAAGACAGGACCATTTAAGATTGATACAAAATGTAGAATACATTATACTAAGAAAGACAAAGACGATGATGGAACAATGAACTACCTGAAGTTGGACCCACTATCTGATGAGGACTTTCAAGGGGCTCAGAGATTACTGGAGACACTCGGATACAAATTTGGTATAGATACTCCACCCATTTGGAAACAATTCAATACAAGACATAACTTAGATGGCATACAAGAAGATTAACAAAGTAATTTATTTGGATGATGAAGAGATGGTGTGGTGCTCCAAAGAAAAAGATTACATACCAGCAGTTGAGTTTGAACTTGATAAGAATGGAAACTTCAAGATGTGGTGTATAAAATGTTCCAAGAGTATGGTTGCTGAACAAAAAGAGTTGTATGTTCAATGTGCTAAGAATAGAAAAGATTTTGATATTCAACAATCAAAGATACTTCTTCAGAACATTGGATACAAGTATGACAGTGAATATTCAATCCACGAACAATTTTTAATCAAACATAATTTGGTAAAGTGAAATCTTCTTTGTAAGTTTGTAAAACCATCAGGGAGTTGTGTCCTGTTTCATGATAGAGTGGGAGTTGATGGTCTCCCACTTTTTTTGCCCATAGACCAATTTTCTGAGGACCAAAAAATTCACGAAAATATTGTTTTCAAATTTGACTGACCCAAAAATTTCAATTATATTTTAACCATGACAAACAAGGTAATTATACAATTCAAACGAAACAAAAGGATAATTGAAACATTGGAAGTACCAGTGGAGATGTTAAAAGAATTGAGACATCATGTTAGTTATGTTCATAAGAATATGACAGATGGTACTTGGATAATCTACATAACAATTAACATCAAATAACATGGGAGCTTCAAAGAAAACATTCGCAGATATGATGATGGAAGAGTTGTTGTCATTTTACTTTACTCACGATGAAGGTGATGAAGATTACCAATACCAACAATACATTGAATTAAAACAACGTCAGGAAGAACAACTGGCATACGAACAACACTTAGCAGACAAATAATACTATGGAAAACAAAATAATTTTAACATCGCAAGAAGAAGTAAAAGATGAGTATGAAATGGCATCTTTACTTAGACACATCGCTGACTCTATTGAAAATGGAAATGGTGGTTCTTTCCAACAAGGATTTTACCCACATTGGACATTGAAGGTAGAATATGTTGAACTAATAACGGAAAACTAATATGAAATCACAAGAAGATAGAAAACAGGAATTGATTGTTAGACAATCACAAATTAATGCGACAATTGAATATTTCAAATTGGTTGACAAGAAACCAAACTTGAGTGATGTAATTAAGATTTCAACAATGATGACAAAATACGTTCAAGATGGTTACAACAAAGAACTCGGTGAGTCATTCCTTAAGATTGATGAACACATCAATACTATAAAATAATCGTCCATTTTTCATTAATTTATCCAATGACCCTCTGAAATTCAGGGGGTTTTTTGGTTAGTTGTTTGCTTTACCATACCAAGTAGGTAGGGTTGAGTCAGCACATAGTGGACCCATAGCATTGAATGAACCACCTCTAAAAGAGTTTCTACCCCAATAGTAAGAGGAACCAGGCATTGTAATTTGTGAATTAAACGCAGACTTAACCTGTGGTGGCAATTGTCCATCGTTAAGATTTCCGTTGTTGTATTCAGGATAATAAGCAGAACGGAATATCAAATGTCGTCTCATCAAATTGTCCTGAAACTGCGCTTGATTGTCGGCATTGGTCTTAAGATATTGTAAGGTTTTTAAATCAACTGGTTGACCCTGTTCACTTCTGTTTTGAACCAATCCAATGTTGATGAACTTAACCCAAAAGTTATCCAACGCCAGATAGTAAGAATAAGCAATCAACGTAGGTTGAACGTAATTGTCCAACAATTCTTTGTATCTTATATTTCCCACTAAGTTAATATCACCAGTATCAACCAACTGTTGTAATTTTTCATACAGGTTCGTTCCAAGTGTTTCTTGGATTTGAATTGCTTGAGCCTGTTGAATGGCAAATCTTAACTCAGAAGAGTCAACGTTATCTGTAATCGGAGTATTATCTTTCAGTTTTTGTTCTGAGATAAATAAAACATTATAAGTCATCTTAGATTATACTTTGTTGGGTTATGGTCAAATCTATTTCTTGACCTGGATAGATTAATTCAAACACATCTTTTAACTCACGATTCATAAATGTCTGTAATGGGTTAATTGATGTCTTAAGGAATAATTGATAGGCTACTTGTAATTGGTCCGCAGATGATGAGAAACCACCAGGATTTGGTAATCCAATCAAACTACCGTCCACAATTTTGTGACCTGATAAAATCTGTTTCTGTACCAACTCAAACACCTCAGAATAGAAACCCTGTTGAAGGTTTGATGCTATCTGTGTGATGTCAGGTTTTTCATTTGAGTCACCGTAAGATACAATTACCCTACCTGCATTTTCTGAACCCTGATAACGGTTCTCAATGTTCCTTAAGATTTGAGTTTGTTCATTTTCAGAATCAGGAGCAGGAGTGTTGAAATGTACCCATAGTGAAGGGTTTGCTCCATTTATCAAATTGGCTAAGTTATAGACCGTTATTTGGTGGTTTAGACGTATATCATTGATGGTAGATAGATAGTCAGGTGCTCCGTAGTATTCATAACCTGGTTGGAACATTCTAATATGAACGATTTGTCTATCAGTAAAGTTCATTGGGTCAAACTCAGAAAATTCAATCATTCCTGCTTTTCTCCAATTTATCCAATCTCTACAATAAAGATACTTGGTTGCTGGTGCTCCAAGTTCAATTGGTTTGTGAACCCTCATGTATTTTGAAGGGATAATGTGAAAACCTGCAATACCTTGAGACCTGTCTTGTCTCCATACAATTTCCAAGAATAAATTTCCTGTCACAATCAATTCAAAGTATAATTGTCTTCCAATGTCATTTAATGTTTGTTTTGAATTAACTTTGTAATCGTTAACATACCCTGCTCCAAAACAGTTATCCACCTTTGAACGAACGCAAGCATTGTGAATTGGTGACATGTCCAACAATCTGTATAGTTCTTCAGGGAACATGTTATCTAAGCCCCAACTAACAAACGCATTGTTTCTATTCACATTTTCTGTGAAATTGGTTAGGGTATCTACCGCAAATGTTAATTTTTCTACTTGAATCATCCTTCGTATATCTTATAAATATCACTCGTTCCTGAGTAGGTGAGTGGGTTAGTTGAGGCTGAGTAATTTACTTGAGCAATTGTTTCGTAAACTACATCATATGCTAATGCGGGATTTGTATTTCCTGATAAGGCTGTTGACTGTTCCCATACCTTAACATAATACTCTCCTTCTATTAAGTGAACATTTGTTTGTGCTGGTGATGTTGCTCCTGTTAAATATGCCTCAGGTTGACTTGGGTCTATTGTTATACTAAACAAATCATAACCAGGTGAATATCCAACACTTGGTGGTATTCTGTATGGTACAAGCCTCCAAACCTCTTGAGAGAGTTTGTGTTTGAAACTGAACAAATAACAAACAGAACCAGTCAAGTTTTTGTTTCTTGAACAAGTTGCGTTTGCGTTGTTATATCCTTCGTTTAGTATTATCATCTTAAATTATTGTGTTGATATTGGTGGAACTGGTAATGGTGGATTCCAAACAATTAAAGGTAATGTTTTTACCCACTCATTTTCAGGATAAATTGAATTATCAATTTCCGCTTGTGATATTACCCAATTTAATTCTAAATCCTGAACGGGATTAAAATACCAAGATGGTTGAACCATTTTTCTTTCTGGTTCTAATAATGTTGTTTTTTGTTCTAATGTTAAAAGTCCTACTAAATCCATATCTTTTTTATTATCCTAATACTCCTTGCCTACTTAATGAGGTTTGGAAAGTGTTTATAATTGTATTTAATAATGCTTGTTCGGCAGTAGATAATGCTGAACCAAAAGAGAACCAAGCCCAAGTCATAACATTACTACCATCACCTGCGGATTGTCTTGTTGCTACGATATAAGGAGTAAGAGTTGTTAAAGCATTATTATATGTAGTAACTGATGTTCCTTTACTCACACCAGTAAAGTATAATTGTCTATCACTGGCACCTCTCCTAACACTCGTCATCAATCCCACACCTCTTGTTGGGGTAAATGTAATTTCACCAGCAGTATCCCCCATACGACCATACGCAGCACCTCCAAAATCAGTATCTCTTTTTGGTATTACTTGATAAAAGAAACTTGTTGTAAAATCAATTACACCAAATCCCTCATTTGTTGCTGCGGTATTAGGATTTAGATTTACATAACAACTCATATGAAAATTGTTTTGTGATATTACATTTGTTCCCATACCAGTAAATGGTAAGTTTGTATCACCATATCCACCAAAGGCTCCTGTTGCCCCTGATACTCCGTGAGTAATTCCACCAAACCAAGTTACATTTGTTCCATATGGATTTTTAGCGTTTATTGAGTGTGCTGCTGCTGTTCCACCGATAATTGGATACATTGCACCAATCTTATTATACAATCCATTACTAACAAGTGATGTAAATAATGTTATTGTTGCTGCTGATATTGTTGCGTTTAATGTTCCACCCGTATTATACACAGCAGTTAAATAAGCATTCGCTTCAGCAGTTCCACTTAAAGGTGGTGTAGAAGTCGGTGTTGGTGTTGTTGTTGGAGTTTGTGTTAAAGTTTCAGTAGGTGTATTAGTTGGTGTTTGTGTCTGTGTAACTGTAGGCGTTGGTGTTTGTGTCTGTGTAACTGTAGGCGTTGGTGTTGGTGTAGGACATGCGGCAACACTAACAAATGTACTACCTGATGATGGATATATTGGACCTGTTGGAACATATGGTATAACCGTAGCATATCCATTGAAATAAGGACCACTAATTAAATAATTGTCAGCAACAATTAATGTTCCTGGAACATTTTCAAATCTAAATTGATTTGTTTGGTTTCCACATTCGGCAAATAAATAAATGTCATATTCCTCAGTTGGAGTAATTGTTGGGGTAGGAGTCTGAGTACTGGTAAGAGTTGGAGTAATTGTATTAGTAGGTGTTTGTGTTGGCGTATTAGTAGGAGTTTCAGTCTGAGTAGGAGTTACAGGTATTGAAGTACTAGTTGGGGTAGGAGTTTGAGTGTTTGTAGATGTTTGAGTAGGCGTAATTGTTGGTGTTAATGATGATGTAACACTTGGTGTAGGAGTTTGAGTACTAGTAAGACTTGGGGTGTTGGTAGGTGTTGGAGTTAAAGATGCTGTAACACTTGGAGTTGGTGTTGGACTTGGTGGAATTAACGGTTCAAAAAATTGAACTATATCATCAATGGCTCTTTGTTCACCAAGATAATCACTAAATTGTTTTCTATAAAAATTTTGTGGCATTATATGATTATATTTTTCAATTCTTCAATTAATTTATTTACATCAACATTACAATCTGTTTCAAATCTATATGTTTTTCTACGTTCAATTCTTTTGTCTTCTTTACTAAATAATACTCTTAAATAAGCATCACAAGTTTTTAGGTCCAATTCAACAGTTTCAACTGAGTATTCATCAAAGGCAATATCATCAACTCTATACATAGATTTTATGGACATGATGCAAATGCTCCTACACAACTACCTTGATTAATACCAGAATTAGTTATTGTAGGCATAGAACCTGGTGATATTTCAACAACTTCAAGTACATCATTAGCTAAAAATCCTAATGATGGACCACAATACCAACCACCATTAACTAATTGAGTGGCACATTTTCTATTATAAGAATTAATAGATGTAGCACAATTATTTGCTCTATAAAGAAATAATTCATAATAATAGAAAACATTTGTAGGAGTTGGAGTTACTGCTGGTGTACTTGTTGGTGTTACAGTATTTGTTGGAGTTACTGAAGGTGTTGTTGTGTTTGTTGTGGTAACTGTAGGCGTTGGAGTTCTTGTTTCAGTTGCTGTCGGTGTTACAGTATTTGTTGGAGTTACTGAAGGTGTTGTTGTGTTTGTTGGGGTAACTGTAGGCGTTGGAGTTCTTGTTTCAGTTGCTGTCGGTGTTAAACCTATAGTAACAGTTGGTGTTGGTGTAATACTCGGAGTTGGAGTCGGTGTTGTTGGAACACCAGTAGAAGGTTGTGGAACATTCATTACAGACGCCCAAACTTGAACAGGTTGTTTTGAACCTTTTGGGTACAACATACTATTAATAGATGGTTGATTAATCGGTTGGTGTGGGTTTGGACTATATGGTCTGATTGGCATATTAATAAATATAATTCGGCTAATGAAAATGGGGAGATTTTAACCTCCCCAAATTTCAAGGTTTTTTTTATGATTGGAATGTGAAACCACCCGCAGTGAATACTGCTGCGATAGTTGTTGTAACATCCACTTCTCTGATTGAAGTTGGTTCGCCTCCAGTCATCGTGATTGCTGTTGCTCCGTTCAAATCTGTATAAGCTTGACCTGAATTCAAAGAACCTGCAGTAACCAATAGACCGTTGTCTAAACCTACCAACCAATATCTGTTGTTGTTATCTTCTACCAATGCGTAAATTGAGTTTTGTGAAACCAAATCTACAAATGTATTTCTTAACGAATTTTGTAGTTTAGGTAAATTTACCACAATTTCAGGTTGGAATGTTACCGACTGAGAAGTTGTGTTAATACCCAAAGTTTCACTTAATGCACTTGATTGTTTTGGTAATTGGAATTGAAACCAAGTACCTGTTCCACCGATTGCAGAAACCATTCCGTCAGTTACTGTGTAACCAGTAATTGTACTTCCTGAACCTCCTAATAACCACATTGTGCGTAAACCACCTGTTGAAGCGGTACGACAATCAAGGGTGTATCCTGTTGCTATAAAACATGCTGCCATAATTTTTCTATTTCTTTATAAGTTAATAGTTTATGGATTAAGATTTACACAAGCAGAATGAATCTACATCAAATATTCCTAATCCGTAAGTTACGTGTGCTTGAATTTTTACGATGTCCTCAAAAGGGTCATAAATTGACTTTACAGTCATGATTTCGTTGTTCATTCCAACCATGTAGTATCCCGCAGCACCTGCGTAGTAAGCGTTAACACCATCAAGACCAACTGTAGGAATAACTTTTACGTTAGTACCAGGTAACATTAATACCCAATCAGCACCTGAAGTAGTTCCAGCAGTGTCCATTGTGAACAAGTTCACGAATGAATTGTTTCTCATAGAAGCAACCAAACCTCTGTAGTTAGCGTAAGAACAGAAGATAGTTAAATCGTCTCTGTGTAATACGTTTGCAGGGATGTTTTGGTAGATTGTAGTAAATACATCAAGACCATTTGATGGAGTTGCTGCTGAGTAAGCGATTTGTGTAGCACCGTTTCCTGAAGTAATTAATTTTGTAACACCATTGAAACAAGCGTTATCATAAATTGTTGAACCAGTACCAGTGTTGTTCTGCCAAAGTTGTTTTTCAACTTGGTTTGCGATTCTGTTTGAAATATCTGTCAAGATTACTTCTTCAAACGGAACTGTCTCTTGGAAGTTTGCGTTTGTTAAAGATTGAGACAAATAAGTATCATACAAATCGTATGGACACAATTGTTGGTTCACTTTTTTATTACATAAGTCTACAGTAACTAAGTTTTGCGTTGTTGCTCCTGTTGGGTCAAATCCGCAACTCAAATCTTGTAAAATTACATCGTTGGTTACAAAACCTACTTTTTCAGTTGTTCCTTTTAAGTTTGGTCTGATTGTAGCATACTTTGGAAGAGTTAATCCCAAAATCGCTTTAATCAACATGTCAGAACCGTATGAGTTATACGTAGGTAAATTAGTTAAGTCATAGTTAAATGACAATTTTTTCTTATTTTCCATTTTAATTTTATTTTATTTTTTTGTTTATTTTCTTAATGACTTGATAATTTCCAATTTCTTATCAGCAATTGATTCTCTATAATCAGTAAAAGACTCAGTATAAGTTTTCTTTTCTTCTACTGCTTTTCTTTCTGGTAATTTCTTGAAACTATCAAAGTCGGTTTTTAATGAGTTTAACTCGGTTTTGAACTTTCCGTTCATTGAATCAACTAAAGCCAATAATTGACCCATTGATTCTTTAATGTCGTTAATGTCTTTTGAAAAATCAGAATTCATCATTGACGGTTTCATCATGTCTTCAGAATCTTCTTCTTCAACATTTTCTCTTTGGGTGATGATACCATCTTTAACTTGAATTCTAATTTTGTTTTCATTACCACTCTCGTCTTTTAATACAACTTGTTTTTCACCATCAGAACAAGGTTCTTTTGAACCATCTTCTTTAACTGTGTAAACTTTTTCACCGACATCAAAGGTTGTTGATTCAAGAATTTGACCCTGAGCATCTTTGGCTTCAGTGTATTCCATCATTGAATCATCTTCAGAATTTACTTCTGATTTCATGTCTTGGTCTTTTTTTGCAATTGCGATTATTGTAGACTCACCATCCAATGAAACAATAAAACCATCTCTGGTTTCATGTTCACCCATCGGTGCTGGTACAAGAGTGCCGTCTTTTACAATAAAGAGAGTCTG